TGAAAGCAGAAGAATTAAAATATTGGCAGCAAAACGAAGCAGCAAGTCTAAATTAATTGATATTTTGCTTGCTGCAGAACCTTCTATTACTTGTGGATGGGGAGGGTTAACGCTTCCTTTTTACATTCAAACAAGTGAGTATGATTATGATTTCAGTAAATTGATCCCCATTTTAGAGAAAGAAAAACCTGCTCATTTGTCTTATTCATTCACTGTAAATCCAAATGGATACACAGTAAAGTCTTTTAAACTTAACAGACATTCTAATTCTCTTATTTTGATCTCTGGCACATCGCAACTTGGCGTTTGGCCTAGAAGGAACTCTGCTGGACAATCAAAAAGAAGTGAAACTAAAATTAATAGTCATGTTTTTTCTGGGCTTGGAATCTTTAAAAAAACAGGAAAGTTGTTCAGTGGAGGAGAAGAAAAAACAACTTCAGATGGAGCTGTGAAAGTAAGTAATATTAGATTCGACCCTTTGACTGTTACCGGAATAGGAAAATCTTTTCCGTGCGGAATAAAATATTCAGGTCAGGAGGTGGCTTGATTGTTAAAAATATTGGATGAAATCGCAAAGTACATTGACGAACGAGTCGTGACTGCTGATTACACGATAAATGGACAAACTTATCAAACTAAAATCAGGCGTTCTATTGTAGACGGAAATACAGTAAGAAAACATATTTATCTTACACAAAAAGATCCATATGGCACTGTTACCCGTGCAAGATTGTTAGGATTAGACGGTAAAGTGATCGCTGAAAGAACTGATCCTCAAATACATGAAGAAGGAAAAGGTTTGCTGCTTGAGTTTAAGTTCACTATACAGGAGGTGTAACGTATGGGAGTTGAGAACCTTAGAAACATAACGTATGAACCTTTGGAATGGGAAGATCACATTGTTGATAAAGATACAGGAGATGTACTGGTTCAAGGAACTCCGGTGAATGAGGTAAATCTTAACAATATCGAAGCTGGTATCTTGCTAGCGCATTTGGATATTGGTATATTGACCACATTTCTGGCGCAGCAGGTCAACTTAAACACAAAAGAACTTGAAAAGTACAAAAAACAGAGATTGCTACAAGGACAGGCAACGATTTCGGCATCTTCATCTAATGGTTATTTTCGAGATTTGGATCCTTTCGTTCAAGTTAGTTTAAATGGTTTTGCGCAAATTAATGCCCCTAACTATGATGTGATCGTTACTCCTATTAGCGGAGACACGGGGCTCATCGGGGATTTACAGGTTTATGACAAAACTCAAAATGGTTTTAAAGTCAAGATGACCGGCAGTGCAAGTTCGGTCACTTTTTTATGGACTTTAATCAATCCTGCAGTCTAAGGAGGAGATAAAAATGATTATCACTGAAATTAATCAAGGACCAAAAGCAACATATTCGTTGCAGGGGAAAGTGTTGACAATCGGAGGACAGGTATCTATCGATTTGCAGGAAAGACAGTCTGATGTACAAAAGGTTATCGATATTTGCCTAGACAATCAGCTGCAAACCATGCGTGAGGGCATCGGCGCTTGGTACGTCGCTACGATCATCATCCCTCCGAAACAACGCGAACTGGTTCCTAGCGGCGAGGTTGATGAAGCGGGAAACGATATCTATATCGAGCGTGATCGTGAACTCGACATTAATAAAGTTGAGCTTCGATTGTGGACTTTGCCTGCTGGATACGAAGAAACTGCCGAAACTGTAAAAGAACAAAATCCAGAAGAGGTGACTGAATAATGGCATTCGTATTATCTGTAAAAGACTCATATAGACAAGCGGTAGAATCGGCGACAGGCGGAAAAAACACCGTCATGTATGACGACAAGGGTAATCCGTCTATCATGGTATTTATTCCGCGTTTCAATATTTCAGACGTCATCCCCAGCGGGCCAAACGTTCCACATCCCGCATTCATCGTAAACGGCGTTGTCAAAGACGGGATTTGGGTTTCTAAATATCAAAATATCGTACACGACGGACGCGCATATTCTATTCCTTTTCAGGATCCGAGAGTTTATGTTACGTACGATCAGGCGAAGCAATATTGTGTAGCTAAAGGTCCAGGTTGGCATCTCATGACAAACGCCGAATGGGCGGCAATCGCTCTGTGGACGAAGAAAAATGGAACAATGCCTCGAGGCAACAACAACTACGGAAAAGACCATTCGGCAACTCATGAGCTGGGCAAAGTAACGTACACGTACAACGATGCTGGAACTATGAGAAATGGTCGTGTCGCAACAGGATCTGGTCCTGCTTCTTGGTCGCACGATGGAACGAATGAGGGTATCTTCGATCTCAACGGAAACGTATGGGAATGGGTCGACGGATTGAAACTCATAGATGGAAAGATTTATGTTAATCAGGACAACAATTTCAATACACCAGAAGGGCCGCGCGTAGTCGATCAGTGGGTGGATACAGGCGTTTACTTTGATAACACTACTGCCGGAAATGAAAATACAACTGCTTCAGATATTGGCGGAGATCCTGTTTTAGGGGCGGAAAGAACAAATCCGATGTACACGGGCGACGCAAGCTCCAACCCTAATTATGGATATAGCTTCACAACTTTCGAAACTTTAGCTGCCAAAAACGGTTTTACTGTTCCTGATCTACTAAAAACTCTTGCTATCGCGCCGATTGATGCGAACCACGGAGGGGATGGTATTTGGGTGCGTAACTACGGTGAGCGTGTTGCGATTCGCGGTGGCCGCTGGGACAGTGGCGCGGGTGCTGGTGTGTTTGCTCTGGACCTGAACGGCGCTCGTTCGCGCTCGGCTCATGACCTCGGCTTTCGCTCCGCGTACATCGCGCCGTAATCTGGAATCTGAGAAACTGTGAATCTGACAGGGTCCGCGATAGCGGGCCCTCACATTCAGAAGAACGGGGGTATCAAAAATTGGAACAGAAAGATTACGAACGGATAACCGCATTAGAGACCCAACTTGAAACGTTGACTAAAAGTGTAGAGAGAATCGAAACAAAACTAGATTTACTGACTTCTAGCTTCATAACGAGAAATGAAGCGGATATCAGATTCAAAAATGTTGAAAAGGAATTAATAGAGTTAAAAGATGATAAACGGGCAAATAGAGCTTTTTGGGTGAGCGTCAGTGCTTTGGCGGTCACTTTTGTTTTTTCGTTACTAAATTATTTGAGAGGATGAGATAAATGGAAGCTATTCTATCAATTGAGTTCACTGCATATGTGGCATTGGCCGTTTTGCTGTATGCAATCCGTCAAGCAACAAACCTTTCGAATCGCTACATTCCGATTGTCGCAGTTTTACTAGGCGTTGCTTTCTCGATTTTTGAGAACAACGCTTTTTCTTTTGAAGTGATGGTCAACGGATTGCAATATGCTTTGTACGGCATCGGTTCTGTAGCTGCGATCAAATACGCTCTTGAAAAGTCAGCAGGAGGGGATAAATAATGGTTCAAATCAAAAAACAACTGGTCTCAAGCCGTAAGAATACCTACACCGGTATAAATGGACGTAAATATATAACCATCCATGAAACAGACAATACGAATAAGGGCGCAAATGCTCAAGCACATGCAAACTTGCAGTCGAGGGGAAATTCAAGATCAGCTTCTTGGCATTGGACAGTTGATGACAAAGAAGCCATACAATCTTTTCCGCATACGGTTCGCTGTTGGGCTGCTGGAGACGGGAAAGGCGACGGAAACTATAACTCTATTCATATTGAAATATGTGTCAATAGCGATGGCAATTTTAAAGAAGCAGTTGAAAATGCGGCAGAACTAACAAGAATGATTATGGAACAAGAAAATATTCCACTATCGAACGTGGTTCAGCATAACCATTGGAGCGGAAAGAACTGTCCACGCAACTTGAGATCTGGTTCAAAAGGTATTATGTGGAATGACTTTTTAAATATGGTTGTTGGTAAAAAGGTTGATACACCGAAAAAAGAGGTTAAGCCCGCACAAACAAAAAATAAAACAAATCTCACAATTGACGGAAAATGGGGCAGCGAAACTACAAAAGCACTGCAAATAGCGCTAGGCACTCCGGTAGACGGGGTAATTAGCAGCCAGCCGAAAAACGATATAACAAAAGCTATTTATTCCGGTATTACTTTCGGCAACAAAGGCAGCATGGTAATTCGAGCGCTGCAGAAAAAGATTGGAGCTAAGGTTGACGGGAAATTGGGTCCGGAGACAGTGCGAAAATTACAAAAATATCTCGGTACGCCGATTGACGGGAAAATCAGCAGACCAGTATCTTTGATGGTGAAAGAGTTGCAAAGACGGTTGAATGAGGGAACTTTTTAATGCATAAAAAAAGCACGGCCTTTCGGTCGTGCTTCATATTTCTCTATATTTTTGAAAATATTCTCTATGTCTTTTAATATATTGTTTTCTTCTGTTTTTAAAAACAGGTCTGACAAGTTTCCATATATCGTTTGAAATTTCTAAATATCCGTCTTTCGATAATGCTTCCACGTCTTCCAAGAAAGATTCTTCTGTAAGATAATGCTCCTCAATAATACCGCATTTTTCGATAACAAGAACACCATCTTCATTCCTAAATAGCTTGATTTTTTTCACTTAATATTCAACTCCCTCATAACTTTCCCTGAATCTATAAAACCACTCCACAAAGCTGAGGTATTCCCCTTCATCTTCTATGCCAATTCCCTCGATCGCATCAATGTACAGTTCATAGATGCGCTCAAACGGTGTGCCATCCAGGAACTTTTCAATCTCTTCCTCTAATACCGGATTCAATTCACTGTCGACGTAAGTCTTGATCCAATTCCAGTCTTTTTTGACCTGGATTTTGTCTTCATATCCACTATAAACTCTTTTCGCTTCACGCAACGTGATCAACCACGTTGCGCCACTTTTTCTGATTTCAGATCGTCTAAACTTACTGCGCCGGAGATCCCGTCGAACAGATCCTTCCGGCAGGGAAAACATTTCTTCAACTTCAGCTGGGGTGACAACGTCATAGAGGAACATTATGCAACAACTCCTTTCATTTTTACGATGCTTCTCATTGCTTCAAAAATTTCTTCGCGATAATTTCCTTTACCACTTTGACGAACAAAGCATTTTTCGTCAAAGTCGTAGTATCCTTTGAAATTGACTTTTCTAGCAACAATATTTCCAAAATTGTCAACTAAAACGTTCATATCGCCTTCAATGTATAAACGATGTTTTCCGTAGTTTTTCCATTCTTTCGCAGTGTAGCTTTTTAAAACAATGCTAGATCCTTTTTTCACAATAGCCCAAGCTGCTTTCAACGCTAATGCCATCCGAGCAATCCAATCACCTTCCATTTTTTTAGCCATTTTAACCGCCATTTTCATTACTTCTTTTGCTTTCATTTCTCCCA